CCCCGTCAATCAGCGGGTGGAGATGATGTCGATCCCGAACACCAGCGTGTCCTCGCCGCCGATGCCGGCCTGCGGAACGCCACGGGAGCCATAACCGTACTCCGGCGGAATGGACACCACCAGGCGGGAACCGACGTTGTGTCCCGGAACGGTCTGATCCCAGCCCTTGATGACCTGTCCCACACCGATGCCGAACGTGGCCGGCTGGTGACGGTCGAAGCTGGAGTCGAACGGGGTGTCCTTGCCCCAGACCACACCATGGTAGTTGACGGTGACGGTGTCTCCACGGCGGACCATCGGGCCATTGCCTTCAAAGAGCTCCACGACCTTCAGGCCGGCGGGAGCGATCTCAGTCGGGAATTCGATGGTCGGCCGATCGCCGAATTCGGCATTGACAACAGGCATTTCAGATGCCATGGTGAACCTCCTTGAAAAAACACAGTGTCACCAAGATTAGCACCATCCATCGCTAGCATTCAACAACATTGACCGCAAGACCGCCTTTCGACGTCTCCTTGTACTTGGCCATCATGTCCTCGCCGGTGTCCTTCATGGTTTTGATGGCTTGGTCAAGACTCACGATATGCGTGCCGTCGCCCAGCATGGCCATACGGACCGCGTTGATGGCGGTATTGGCCGCCATGGCGTTGCGTTCGATGCAGGGAATCTGCACCAGACCACCGACCGGATCGCAGGTCAGTCCCAGATTGTGCTCGATACCGATTTCCGCGGCATTCTCCACTTGGTGAGGCGTGCCGCCCATCACGGCGCACAGCCCCGCCGCGGCCATGGAACAGGCTGTGCCGACCTCGCCTTGACATCCGACTTCAGCACCGGAAATGGACGCGTTGCGTTTGAACAAGTATCCAATCGCCCCTGCGTTCAGCAGGAACGTCACCACACCATCCTCATCCGCATGATCCACGAAATGCCAATAATAGTGGAGCACCGCCGGAATGACGCCAGCCGCACCGTTGGTAGGCGCGGTGACGATGCGTCCGCCTGCCGCGTTCTCCTCGGAAACCGCCAATGCGAACAGGTCGACCCATGCGGCGTCCGATGATTCGAGTACAACGTCGGAGCGCCTGCCGTCCCGTTTGAGCACGTCGCTGTTGGACGCGAGCCTTGCATACATTTTTGGCGCCCTGCGGGGCACGTCAAGGCCGCCAGGCAGAACGGTTTGGCTGGTATTGCAACCGTGCTGCACGCAGCGGCGCATCACATGCCATACAGTGTCCAAATCGCTGCGCACCTGCACGGCGGACCGCATGGCCGTCTCATTGGCCCACACCACATCGGCCACACTCATGTGATGTTCATCGCACAGCGAGATCAGTTCGTCGCATGTGGTGAACGGATAGGGCATGTCCATATCGATATCGGTTGAGGAATCGTCGGTCTGATCGGCGAAGGCCGTTCCCGCAGGGGGTTTCTCATGGATGCCGATCATCAGGTCGTCGGCGTCGCCTTGTCTGACGAATCCACCGCCAATGGAATACCAGACCTGTTCGTCGATGAGATTGTTCTGCCGGTCGAAGGCTTGGAATCGCATGCCGTTGGGATGGGCCGCCATGCGGTGCCATACATCCATCACCACATCGCGTCCGTAATCGAAATCGATGCGATGCGTGCCGTTGAGCATCAGCTCGCCGCCTGCCTCGCATTCCATACGGATATTGCTCATGTGATCGGTATCGACGGTTTTCGGTACGTTGCCTTCCAAGCCCGCCACCGTGGCGCGATCGGTACCGTGCCCAAGACCGGTCAGGGCGAGCGAACCATACAGTACCGTTCGCACGCGGCCGACCCGGTTCAGTATGCCGTCACGTTCAAGGGAGGCAGCGAATCTGCTGGCCGCGACCATCGGTCCTACGGTGTGCGACGAGCTGGGGCCGACGCCGATGGTGAACATCTCCAGAATGCTGAACATGTATATTGCGCTCTCTTTTCCGCGTCTTCGCCGTCACGCCGCGTAAAGCACGCTGAACATGCGAATCATGATGAGTAGGCCGATGATGGCAATGACGATTTCCGCGATAAGCAGAATTATCGCAACGGTTTTGCGATTGCCGAGTTTGACGTCGAGCAGTTTTGCGAAAAGGAAAGCGACGAAGCCCAAGGCTGCTCCGTTCAGCGCGATCGCGCCGACCTGGCCGTTGGTAAGAACGCTTTCCCCGACTTTGGCGAGTATCGAATTGATGGTGGCGGTGAACACCAGCAGGCTCCATACGCCGTATCCAATCAATCCTACCGCCGCATAGCCGAACGGGCGGAATCGTTCCTTGAGTTTGAAAGTGAACGATTCGGCGCACCACAACAATGCGAAGCCCACAACGAAGGTGAACGCCACGGCAAGGAATGCGGCTTCCAATGCCCACGGAACGAGTGCCAACGAATGGTCCATCAAGGTAAAGTACAGCGGAGAACATGCGATTTCGCCGATAGCGAGCACGCCGGCAACGATAATCGCCTGCGCAAGCATCAGGGGGATTTCAGTGGCGGGCTGTTCGATTACAGGCTTGATGTCTTTCGAAGTCATGCGTCATCCGTTTCAGTCGGTGTCATACGGTTTGTAATGTCCGACAGTGTACCTACGGAATGTTTCGGGAACGATATGCCACATTTTGCCTACACATTGCCCACATTTTTCCATAACCCACCGTGGAAAAGGGTTGAATCGCAGTGAATCGCGATGATGCCAAAACCGTTGGAGAATAAAGGAAAACCGCCATCTCTGGCGGTTTCCAAAAGTGCCTCCAGCGGGACTCGAACCCACAGGAGAAAAGCTTCAGACACTTGCCGTTTCAACGGTTCCATCAATGCCTTGCGTCGCTTTTGCCCACATTTTGCCCACATTCTGCGAAAAGAGCAAACCGCCCATGCGCTCCGACAAATCGTCCAGATCATCGTCGAAAAGGTCGGCATACACGTCGAGCGTCATGGCGGCGGACTTGTGCCCCAATTGTCTTTGCACGGTCTTGACATTAGCGCCGGACTGCACCATGAGCGAAGCGGCGGTATGCCGCAGATCGTGAATCGTCATGTGGCCACGCTCCACGCCCGCGCGGCGAAGCGCCACCGCGAACCACCCATCGTGCCGCGTCGGATTCCAGCCGTTGCCCATCGGTTCGTCCAGAGGCTCGCCGGGAGCGGTGAAAAGAAAATCGGACGGCTCGCGCCCCTCGCATTGCTTGGCGAGCAGCGGACGCAACACCAGGGGGAACATCACCGAGCGTCCATCATGGGTCTTCGGGTCGGTCTCCACCATCCTGCTGGAAAGACGCGTGATGCTCCTATATATATGCAGTCGACAGCGTTGCAGATCGACATCCTCGACACGGAGCGCCACGAGCTCGCCCCATCTCATGCCGCACAGGCCCAAGATCAGCACGATCGGCTCACGCCACCCGCACTGCATCGCCACACGAGACAATTCATCGGCCGACAGATAGACATGCTTCCGCACCTGCTTGCGCGGCAGCTCGATGCCGTCGCATGGATTGTCGTGGATGCACCGATCGGCCTTTGCCCTCTCCATGAGGCTGCGCAGGAGGTTTTCAGCACGGATGGTCACTGACGCGCTGCGCCTACCAGCCAGATCGGTGACCCACCGCTGCACCTCGTCCATTGTGATGGACTGGACTTCGCGTACTCCCCATTGAGGCATGACATGCGCGCGCCAAGCATCCTCCAATGACTTGATGTAGCTTGGCTTCGCCTTGGTCTTTTTTGCGGCCAGCCATGGCTCCCAGAAGTCTTCGACCAAGCGTCTTCCGGCTTGTGGGTCGATGTACGCTCCGACGCTTTTAGCTGTGGTCACGTTCGCTGCGCCCCAAGCGTCGGCGTCCATTTTGCGTTTGAAGCCGCGTTTGCCGGTGTCCGTGCCGTCCGGCTTACGGTATCTGACTTCGTATCTTTTTCCGCTTTTCGTCTGGTATTGGCGGATCGTGTAGGCCATGCTTGCCCCTTCGTTTGCGTGGCATCAAGTCTATCAATCCGTTGATTTTTTTCTCTGTTTTTTGCGTTTCGGCTTGCATTACTTATATATATTTGATACAATAGTTTATGTCAACAAAGGAAAGGAGGTGAACATGAAATGGACGGACATCGTAAACGCCATCAGCTCGGTGACAAGCAACATCATCGCACTGGCGGCGCTGGTCATCTCGCTCAGAAAGCCGCCTAGGCACGGCAGATGACAAGAGGGTTCCGAGCACTCCTACTGCCCGGAACCCTCCGGTTCCATCCTATTTCATGACCCATCATGAAGACAAGCACACTGTTCGCCGTATGCGGCATCGTATGCGGCCTGACATCGCTCTCGCTCGGCTGCGCCGGGAAAGCATGGCAGGCCGGACTGTTCGGCCTCGCGGCGGGAATCTGGAGCATCGCCACGCTCATCAGGGACAGGAGGGACAATGACGACTGAATACCTCGGCATCAAACAGGTCTCCGAACGCCTCGGCGTCGCCAACGCCGCCTCCTACGACCTGCCCGAGCCGGACGTAACCATCGGCCGCACGCGCGGCTGGCTCCCCGACACCATCGACCAATGGAACGCGCAGCGCCCAGGACGCGGCGTCGGCGGAGGCAGGCCACGCAAACACAAGACCGAATAAACACGAAAACGCCCCTCCCCCAGCTTAAGAGCTGAGAGAGGGGCGATGTTGCATGTGGGTGCAAAATATTCCAACAGGAATTCAACCGCGCGATTCTTGCGCGAGGTTTTCGATGATCCGCCTTTCGGTTTCGGAGAGAGGCCAGACTGTCACGTCTTCCGCGGCCTTTAGTTCTGCGGCCTTCAGTTCCGCGGCCTTAGCTTCGCTCAGGAGATAGCCGCCGCCGTAGATGGCCTTCTTCACGGCCTTCTGCGAGTCGAGAGCCCTCGTGAACGCAACGTCCGAAGCCTTGACGCGGAACTCGACCTGCCTGCCGATCTTCCCGAGCCTGCTCACGGTAAGCAGTTCACGCGGATACGCGTATTTCGGCGGATGCCTGCGTTGCTCTTTCCTGACGCGCTTCACGGTCTCGTCTATCGCGTTGGCCAGATCCGGCGCGGTGCGGATCAGGTCATCACCGAAACTCGTCACGAACGACGTGTTGACCTGCGCGCCGTTCGCGTATTCGATGGTCGAATCCGTGACGATCATGTGCGCTCCGTTGCGCGACGTGCTGGAGAAGATCGTGAGATACGGCGCGAACAGGAAGAACGGAATTTGCTCCGTCCGATAGAACGTGCAGATCTTCGACAGGATGCTGAACGGCGGATTATCCACAACCACCGCACCGCCCGAATAGTCGAACCGCTCGTAGTCCCCGCCCGGATAGAACGGGCGCACCACCTTATCAGGGTCTATACCGTATTCCCGGCAAGCCCAGTCTTTTATCACCCCATACACTGCGGGGGGGGGTGTAGCAGTCATCCGTGGTCTTCTTCGGCTTGAATTTCTCCACGAACGACCCATAATCGTCAATCGTCTGCTGTCTGATGCCCATTTTGAAAGTCCTAAAAGCAAAGCCCCTCCTCCAAAATGGAGAAGGGGCAGATTTAAAAACAGGGTGTAAAAAATTCCACGGACACTACAGTGCCGCAAATTTTTCCACATCCGAGTTTGAGTCTCACGCCAAAAAAATTAATCACGGCGCAGCGGATTGTAGGCTACTCCGAGACCGCTGGCGATGAAGCCGGCCACGGTCGAAATGTAGCCGCCGATCGCGGCGTCGCCGAAGGTCATGAAACCCAAGCCGACGCATGAAGCGATAAGACCGGCAACGTAGACCACGGTGCGCACGCCCTTGGAAAAGACGGGCGTGTAAGCCGTCGGCTGCTGGTTATCCTGACCATCCTCGCACTCGTTGGTCAGATTATTGACCGTGGTCTCCAAAGTCGTTGGCGCTGCATGTTGAGCCATATTAAACCTCCTTAGAATCGTCCTTGGTTGAGCGCCGACTGCAGGGCGCGTGCGGTGGCGGGGCCGAAGCTCGCGTCCTGAGCCAGACCGTAATGCGCTTGGATGGCGCGAATGGTGGCCGGGCCAAGCAGACCATCAGTGCCACAGCCCAGGCGACGCTGCACGGCGCGGATCAGATCACTGCCGCCAGCACCGTAGCGAACCACGCTCGAATCGATGGCCGGACGCCAGTAGGTGCGTTCGTCGGGCACCTGCTGGCCGCTGATGATGCCATCCACCGCGGTGCCCATCACCTGCTGCCAGCGGCGTACCGTGGCGGGGCCGACGTTGCCGTCCACGGCTAGGGCGCCGGTGGATGCCGAAGAGCCGCCACCGTTGCCGTAGTGGAGGTAGCAGTTCCAGGGATACGAGTAGCAGCTCCTGATGTTGGTTTCGCGGCCGGTCTGGTCCCCGGCCTTGCCGTAGGCCGTGCCACGCTCGGAGATGGACGCCTGCGCGAGCTTGCCGCCGCCAAGGTAGACGGCCACGTGGTGCACGTCGTTGAGCAGGATGTCGCCCGGCTGCGGATTGCCATTCGCGGGGAGCCGCTGCCAGCCGCGCTTGGTCAGATTGTCGCTCAAGTTGCCGGTGTAGGTGGCCGAGCCGGTGTCGAAGCCAGCCTCGCGCAGGCAGTGGATTACCAGGCTGGAACAATCGCAATTACCCCCCGATGGGTTGAAGTTCCAGCGGTCGGACTGGCTGTAGCCGAGATTGGCGACGGCGCACCAGTAGCGCATACGATTGATGAAAGTGCTTACGCTTGCCATATCAGTCCTCCAATCCCTCTACGGCCTTGGCAGCATCCGTTTCGGACACGACCGGGATGTCAGTGGGCGGCATGCTGTCGCCCTGCGGTGTCATTTCCGGCGTCATGGTCACTTCGTCCATGACGGCCTCCTTCCCACCCCCAATAGGGGGCAATAAAAAGGCCACCTCCGAAGAGATGGCCTTGCGGTTGTGAAAATCGATGTCAGCGCATGTGCGCGCCATGGTTGAACATGAAGATGAGCGCGAGGAGGATGATGTAGGCTCCGCCCGCGATGAGCAGTCGTGTCATTGCCGGTCCTCCAAATATTTTTCGGCGGCGTTGACGACCCAGCACTGCGCGTCCAATTTCTCCAATTTCGCCAATTCGTATCGGACGGCCTCGCTGTGGTCGGTGTCCTTGTCGCCGTAGATCAGGCTGATGATCGTGTTTTTGATCGTGTCACGACACAACTCGTCCATCCGCTCGTCGAATTTCTCGGTGCGTTCGCCAAGCTGTCGGGTCTTGGCGAAATGCTGGGAAAGTGGACTGTCGTACGGCAACCGTTCCGGCCGCACGTGCGAGTACAGGCCGGTCGCCAGCGCATCCAACGCGCCCGGCCAGACTTTCAGGCCGAGCGTGATGAGCGCGCACGCGCCACCCACACCCCCGAAACCGGCTAGAAAATTCTGTAGCACATTACATCTCCTTGAAATCGTTTAATCTTTTGGCATGGTGTCGCCATCGAAATAATTGCCCGGCAATCCCAACGAGACGAGCTGCTGCCACTGGTCTTGAGGCACGCACAAGCCTTTGCTCAGATTGACCGTGCAATTGTTCAGACCGACGAGAATGCCGTGAGTGGTGCTGGCGGCGGTGAAGACGTAATCCACGCGATCATTCGAAGTGACCAGCCCACTATCGCTGCCATTGGTGGTGAGACGCAAGCGCGGATTGTCGCCACTCGTGGACAGCATGTAACAGACGACGCTCACATGGTATTTCACGCCCGCCGTCAACCCCGTGAAGGTGATGTCCGATGGTGTCGTGTTCGTCGTCTTGACGCTCACACCGTCTTTCGGCATGACGCAGTGATTAACGATGGGAGTCATGCCACCACCCCCAAAGGGGTTAGGCGCGCGGCATCGTATCCCCGGTGAAATATCCGATGCCGCCGAGCAGGGTCTTGTTCGCCTGATACTCGGCCAACGTGCAGAGGAGTATATTTGTCACGGTGACGGTCGGACTGCCTGACTTGACGGAATAATTCACTGATAGCGGACTGGAATTGTCGACGTACGTCATGTAGCTGACACGTTGGCGTGCGCTGAATTCGCCCTGTGTTCCGATAATCGAGACAGTGCCGCCTGTGACGTTCATATCGAAACTGACCCAATATGTCATATATCTCACGCTCGGAACGGTCGTGAGATGCACCCAATTGTTGGCTCTCAAGGTGATGGTCGAGGTTGGGCTCGGGCATAGGTTCGTGATTATCATCGGACATCACCCGCCCGACGGACGCTCCTATGCGCGTGGCATCGTGTCGCCGGAGAAGAAGCCCGGAAGCCCCCCCCCCACGGCTTTATCGTAAGTGTCGGCCAATTCCAAAATCGGATTGGCGATATTCGCGGCACTGCCGTTCGGATAGAATTCGACACGTATCCGGCCACTGCCGGTGGAGTTGAATCGCAGGAGCAAATTGTTCGCATTCTGGGAGACGGTGGCATAAGCGATAGGCTTGGTGTCGCTTGACTCGAGACTGTACACCGTGAGCGGCTTCGGATTTTTGTCGTGTTCCGTCCAGAGGAAGCAGGCGAATACGAGTGCCGCGTTTTTCGGCACGGTGAGATTGAAACCATAACCGCCATTGTTGCCATAGATGTTCAGCTGCTTGGTGTCGGCGTTATATGATGCCTTCACTTCACCGGAAATGTTTACGTCGGCGAATGGGCCGGTGAAATTCGGATTGGTGAAATAGTTAATCCTCTGCATGCGTATCCCCCTTCACGCTTTCGAGCACGTCGGCGGGAATCAGTTTCATGGCCGCGTTGAGCTGGCTGGTCAGGATTGCGATTTGCTTGGTGAGAGTGCCGATTTGCGCGGAAAGAGAGTCGATGACTTCGTTCGCGTCGGCTGGAATCTGAGTCAAAATGTCTCCTTAAATACGAAAACCCCGCAATCCGTGTGGATTGCAGGGGTTGAAAAAATTGGAATGCTGGATTAGTCGGCGGCGGTCATCGTATCGATACGCGTCACGGCCTTCAATTCGTCCAAGGTGAGGGTGCGTCCGAGATTCGTCTTCACGTCCGTCAAAGTGACGGACGTGCCCGTATCGTCGAACGTCGCGAGCACGCCACGCTGGTAGTCGCGCCACGATTCGGCGGTGCCGTCAGCGCTGGAAAACTCCAATCCGAGACGGCACAATTCCGCGCGCACCGACTCCTTCGGCGGACGCAAATCAAGCACGCCAGACGGCTCAGAGGGCGTCACGGTAGGCGCGGTATCGGTAGTGGTCTCAGTGGTCACATCGGCCATAATCAATCTCCTTATTGTTGGTTGTTTTGAGGTCGTGGCATGAGGGATTGGTAAAATCTCTCCTCGCACTCGTCCAGATTTGATTGACTGGACTCGTCATTGAGGAAATCGTCCAATCCCTCAATGTTTTTGGTCATGCTTGTGTCAATGCCACTCGACGGCTCCTCATCGGAGTCATCAACGGACAGTGCGGCAATGAGATTCGCGTCGGTCTCATTCGACATGGTGGGCAGACTCATGCCCTCACGCGCATTATTGCGCGCGGCGGTCAGCGGGTCATTCAACACTTCCCCATCGGCCGCAAGCATGCTCACGCCGGTGGCGGAATCATTCAGCGCGCTTTCCAAGGCCTCGTAAGCCCCCGTCCACACGCCCCTGCCGGTGGCGCGGTCGTACCGGCTCGTG